CATGCTTGCTTTTTCTAAAGCTGCGGCTGCCTTGATTGTGCGACCTGCGCGCCCTAACAAACCTTCTTGGGTATTTGGAAAAACAACCAGATTAGATGAATCAATTGCGCTGCCGTCAATTCGGTAAGCTGTAATTTCAGTGCTGGTTCGATCTAGTGTAAAAGTTACGCGCTCAGGTGCAATTCTTTCCATTGCCCTGATTTTGCCTGTGTCTGCATAACGATCAGTGACAAAGCAATAAGCATTAGGGTGAAAGAATAAATCCGAGATAATCCACGACCAAAATGTGACTCCTGGAATACGTGGATCAGGTTGATTAATAACCCGTGGCTGTGTGACCTTTTCGCCAGTTGCCACGTTGCGCGTGTGCATAGGCAATGAAGCAATTGTTTGAACAATGCCTAAAGCTCTGGCAATTGTTGGCACCGACATTGCTTCGGCGCGATTGGCCGTTGAAATCCCGTAGTAGAAAAAATTGTTGTTTTCTGAATAGTACGGTGCAAGATCGGCGTCAACTGTCTTTTTTTCGGCAGCCTCAACTTTTGCAGGTTTAAACAAATCAAGAAATCCCATGCCTGAATTGTGTCAGGCTTATACGATCAACCAACCATGATGTCAAGATCATTCGTTGGGCGTGTCGCAAAATGTGTAACTAATGCCGTTGCAACTGCACCGCAAACAACTGACTTTGAAGCACGACGTCCAATAACCCAGCCGCCGTCACCGCGACGCAATTGCACAGCTGATAAAACTTCATCTGTCAGTTGTGATTGCCCCCTGTGTTTTAGACGACCGCTGTTAATTGCACTCAAAAGCTCATCACAACTTTGTGGATAAGCCGAGTCCATGTCGAAAATCGCAATGCCAGCGGGCGCAAGGCGGGCTGCAACCGCCCCGCTCGTTTTGCGTGAATACAAAACGTATTCAACGGCATACTTTCGGGCATAATCGGCCAAATCATTGGCAACGGCTTTATCATCTAACTGCAAGTCATTTGACCAAGTATGTAAAAGCTTTACCACAAAACTTTCTTCACCCAGTTTTTGAGCTGCGACTAGACTGCCGTGCTTTCTGTCAGGTGAAAGGTCGATTGCCAACCATGTTTGTTTGTCAAAATCAAGATCGACGTTTTTGTCAAGGCAATTCGCCCATGACGCAGAATCGACTGCGCTGGAGATCGCCACAACCCAGCGGCACAAAACCTCAGTCATGACAACGTCGGGTGGATCATTCAAAACGCTTCGTACGTTGTCCGCGTGAATTGTTATGCCCATTGCTGGATTGCTGTGCCTTGCATTTTCAACGCTTATCTCGTCAGTCGGTGCTGACCATTCAAAATAACCAATCTCATCATCTGCCCCAGCAATTTTGGCCAAAGCTCTTTCACGAAAGGCGTTCAACACAACCGAACTAGAATCGCCTGCATTTGTATACCCCATAACTAAAGGATTGCGGGCGGCCATGAGTGTGTATCGCAATGACGCAAATGATTCAAGATCAGTCATTTCGCGTAATTCGTCTAGGTGAATTGTTTCTGGACGTGAAACACCGCGAGCAGCTGATCCACCAGCTTTGACCATAAACCGCGTGCCGTGCAATGTTTCGATTTCTTCAGCACCATGTGCCCAGCGAATACGTTTGACCTGTTTTGCCAATGAATCGTTAGCTTCAATAATTGAAACTAAAGCTCTAAATTGTTCAAGTGACGTTGCCAGTCTGTGAGCTGATCCAATTTGTAGCGGTTCATTCCATAGGAAAAGCCCGCCAAGAATTCTGATTTGCTGTAAAAAACTTTTTCCGTTTTGGCGTGCGACAACGCAGACATTTATGGGCGTGGCCCAGCGTCCGTCGGGTTTGACCTTATGGCTGTGGATTAGAAAGAATTTTTGCCATTCCATAAGCTCAACGCCAATACTTGAAGCCAAATCTATGAGTTCAGGCCCTTTTGAGGGCAGATCGTTCAATGGCGTGTGGATTCTAGGCGTAGAAATGCCAAAAACGGCTTCTGTGTCTCTACTTAAAACCGTTGTGAGCCGATTTAAGACCTCTTTGGGTAGTACGTGACCTTCTGTGACCTTCTTAGTCATTTTCGTGGCTCTTTGAGTCGTTTTGGGGCAAATTCAAACAGGAGAGAGTCAGCAGTGTCGGAGCCGTGCTAAAAAACCGCCCCCCTTTGCGTGAATTGCACGAAACGCACAATGTTTGAAGATTCGATTCATTATCGGCATTTCCTTCAACAAACAAGTGTCTTGGGATTATGTGATCAACTGAGTTGCCTTCCATGCCACAAAGCTGGCACGTGTAGCCGTCACGTTGCAGTATGCGCTGTCTTATCTTGCGCCATTGGCTTGTGCTTCCATTGTCTCGCAATGCACTGGCCATTAGTAGTAATTCCTTTGCTTGTGAAACTCCCATGCTTTGCATGGTGTCTGGTATCTGTGCTTAATGTAAGCAATTGTTTTGTCAATCTGTGCAAACGGGTCAAGTGTACCGTAATGCTGTGATCTCATTTGACCCAGTCCATAATGACTATGATTACGAGCTTTGTGATTCCAACGAGATTCCTTATGAATTATCGCATTGAAACATTGAAACTCTTTATACGATACAAGCTTTACATGTGCATAGATTTTTAAATGATCTACGTTGTATTGATTTCCATTTGCAGGCGTCATTCCTATGACACAAAGCACGCCCCAAAGCACCAAACTACGCCAGCGAGCTATCCGCTTCAGCGGCTCGCCTGCGAGTGTTGATGCTACATGCACTGTCAAGCACTGAGCCTAATCTTGCGCGAGTCCCACAGGTTTTGCCCCCATGTGGATAACTCTTGTGGATAACTATTCATTGTTAACCCCTATTGTTGCCACGGTCATAAAGGTGCAAACACTGCATTGGATCGTCTCAACACCTTCAGGCAATAGATCGGTTATCTTGTGAATAACTTGTTTTGTAACTTTCTTGCACTTGCGACATTCAAATTGCACTGTTTGCATAGTTAGATTTCCTTAAATTTTCAATAGGTTGCAGGTTGATTTGTGTGACCCACCAATTTGGTTGTTTGGAATGACGGTACTTATCCCGCCTAGCCATTGCTATTGGAATCCAGCCTTTGATGTCGTAGTCAGGTGATGTGCCAGTCACTAGCACGGCAATGTCATTTGGTCGATCATACTCATGGACAATTAGCTGGCCAGTGTCGTACTTTGTCCATTTGACCTCAATTGAGTTGCCAACGTCAGCTTTGTTTTTCCACTTATGCTCAAATGGATCAAAAGCAAGATTAAAGTATTTGGCCACAACCCATTCACTGCCAATTGTTTCGCTGATCTCAATAATGTACTCAGCAAATGACTTTGTTTTGTCATACATGTTTGGCATGGTTGACCCTCCATTTTGCTGGTACTTGATCGCAGCTAACAAACAAATAACTTGTTCGTCACGGTGCAATTTCATCTTCAACGGCAGCCCCCACAAAACCAGATGATGTTTTCGGTTGCGTCATAGCCCTTTTGATAGCCAAAATCATCATGTTTTGACAGCATTGAGCATTTGTCGCACTGGCTCATTTTGTAAATAGCTACAACTGCACCATTTTTAAGCAAACGGCAAGTCATTGTTTGCGGGTTTATAAGCTCGACGTAGTCGCTCATACTTGCGGCTTCCATTTTGAGTCACTGGCCAAAACGTACCAACGCGGCTGGCATTGTGTTGCTTTTGTGCGCTCTGTGCAAAAGTACCCGCCCCACCTTTTTGCTGATCCGTCAGCTGAGTTTTTCCAAATCATGTGACCATGACTACATTGTGGGCTTTCTTCTGCTAATTTGCCGCCTAACTCACTGGCAATTTGTGCAATTGCGTCAGCTGCGTTGACAATGCCAGCGGCGTGAACTTCAGCTTCGGTTTTGTAACTGGGCACGTCACCAAACTTTGTCGTCCAGTAATCGTACTCTTTTTCCGCATTTGCAACGACTGCGCTTTTTGTTTCAACCTGCTCCATGATTTCCTTTGTACTGCGTTCAGCACCACCCATGACAAGCTGTTGAACTCGCATAATTGCGCTTGTGACGGTATCTTCAACAAACCAACGTTTCATGTTTGGCTGGTATGCTCCAACGTAGCCGTGTGCATAATCAATGCCCGCTGGCTGTTCGTCAGCTTGTTTACGATAGGCCTTAGCTTCAACAAGGACATAGCCTTTTTCTGGATTAAACTCCACAATCCTAGTTTCTATCCTGCCTGTGGGATACGTGGCCAGCCACCTTTCAAGTCTTTCGCGTGAAGCCTCATAATTATCTAGAAAACCCATTTAACTTCCCTTCGACTTGGTGAACTAATGTGTCAGCAATGTGCTGTGACAGGCATGAATCGCAGCCATGACCTTGTGTTTGATGACAGCAACCAAAAGAAGTTGTGATTGCCATTTTTATAGTCTGAGCCAATTCGGTCATTTTTTCACCGCATTTGAACTGTGACGACCAATCGCCTTTCCGCGTGCTAAACCTTCACGGCGGCCGTCTTTAAATCCTTTTGCATAGCCAATCGCAATTGTGATGACTGACCAGATCATTAACATAAGCAAGCGAAACAATGTTTCGCCGTCAAGCAAGTCAACTACCATTTTTTGATCTCCCGAATCTAGGTGGCAACCATTACCACCTGCA